CTATAGATTTGCGAGCCATTTTTTCCCGGATTTTGTGTTAAGCCACACCAAAAATCCACCACCTACAACAGCACTTATTGTATATACTAAACTTAACATGTCCATAATCCACTTTATTTTAAAATTGTATTTCCTATTCTAATAAAAATGATGGTAGAGATTCCACCTATAATAACCCTGTATATGTCAAGAGTTATATCTACATCAGGCTTCATGGAAACTATTCCACCTACAACAAGTCCGGCAAATGAAAGTTTTGCTAAATCAAAAAACAACCCGGCAAGTTTTTCCCGTCTTACCTTGTCCTTTTCCTTGACTTCTTTCTTTACTTCCTGTTGTTCACTCCAACTTCCCATTCAAATTAAGATTTATTGCAAATATACGAAAATCAAACAATAAACAATAACATAAACCATTTATTTAACACACTTCACCCTTCGGCAAATTGGCCAGCACCTCATCTATGAAAATTGATCGGTAGTGTGGGCATTCCAGCACTCCCTTTTGCTTCGCTTCCCGGTACACTTTGGAAAAGAGCTTTGCTTTCTCCTGGATTGTTGCTGGAATCTCTTCAATGGGCGTAGACAGAAATCGACATCCCCACCCTTTGCATGAAGGTGAAAGCCTACAGTGTTTTTGATTTTTCCACTGACACGAACAGTCATATATGCTTTGAACCATATATAATAAAACTCCAATATTCACATTGCAGCACTAACAATACATTTGCTAATGCTGCAATTATCATTAATCTTCTAGAACTTTTATCCTATTCCTTATGTTCGTACATATCGATCGCCTTAAAGAATTCATCCTCATAGTTATAAATATCATCAAGGCTTTCAATAACATGTTTCACATCTTTCTTGTTTTCGTCAATAAACTGAACTACTATACCTAGCCAAGCATAATCTAACATTTTCCAGAATAGTCATATTATAAATCCCCCTTTAATGCACTATCTTTGATTTCTGCTTTAATATTACAATCTTTCAATATCTTTTCAACCTTTTTCCGATCTTCATCAGTTGTTCCAGGTCCCATTGTTATTTCTAAATGCTCTAAAACTTCCTGCTTTAATGGAATATAAAGGGCTGTTCTACTCAGCTCCATTCCATTTCTATAAGCAGTACCAAGAGCCAACGGAAAGCTCAAAGGATGATTGCTCATTAAAGCCGGTTCAAACGGTTGTGCATGAATAATGAAACGGCTTTCATTCTGTAATCCCCATTCCCTTTTCTTATAAATGCCAATATTATCATGTTTAAACGCAACTCCTTGATCAAAGCATTTGATAGCTTCTTTATAATATAGCTCAATATTTTGTTCATATTTCACATCAACAAGACCGACTTTATTAATATAAGAACTGACTACAAAATTTTCAAAACAATATTCCCTATTATTATAAAATGATCTATTAACAGTTCCCACATCGTAAGTTTCAAACATATCCTCATCCAAACTTATCCTTACACCTTTATTCCCTTTCCCGTATCGATTCCATAAATCAATATTTTCCATTTCCGACTTAGTCCAACAACTCACAAAAGTATATTTACCTAATTTTATATTCGTATCATAAACCGTTGAGTCATATTTATATTCTGCTTTATCATCCACTTGATCCAAACGATTAAACTTTATACTTTTGTTCTTAAGAATCATTTCTAATGTTTCAATAGAAGTATAATGATGTATTTTCATCTTAAATTTAATTATAAGTTTATCCTATTTTATTTGATCTTTGTAGATTGCATTCTTGGCATAAAAGCTAAAGCTCCCCACACTAGTATCACCGACTTCATTATTACATTGTCTAACGTTTTTTCGTATTAAACAATCATCATCCCATTATAATTCTAATAGTTTTTTTCTATTAGTCCAATTAACGACTACAGACTCCGCTTCATCCGATATCAAGTCAAGATATTGTTTCAATTTTTCAATTTTATATCCTGAAGCTTGATCATTCACAACCGTCACACGCCTATGTATCTGCTTTTTTAGCATTGTCCTATTTATTAACTGGAAATTCATATTAGAACGTCCAATACTACCACGAAAATAAAATTCAGTAGTACCAGTTACATAATTAAACAATGTAAATCTATCACTTCTTTTAACAACAGCATTAAATTTTATATCCTTATACCTCTCATCAATAAACCCATTAAACGACAATTCCTTCTTATCAAACCCAGCTGTAAGAAAGTTACTCACCTGCGTACGGAATCTCTTTTGCAAATCCTTATCCTTATCATCTTGAAATTTTATAAAAGAAGAACTTACCACGGTTGAAATAAAATTAGACACCTCAAGAACCAAATTTGGTACTAATTCTTTTTTCATTGTAGTTTTATAATAATAAATTTTATTGTTTGATTCCGTCTCACGTATAGAATATTGTTCCTTATAATAAGTGAACAGTCTTAAATAAGACTCATCATCACTATCGAAAAAATTATTATAGTAATTTTCACTAATCCAACCACCATCAGTAATAATGTAATAGCCCTCTCTTTCTGTTAGAAAAACAGAAACAAAGCAATCATTTGTGGTAAAGAAAGGCGTTATTATTTCTATGGTCTTTCCATATTTTTTCACTTTCCACAAAGAACTAAATGACGCTATTATAATCTTTATTATATCTTCCATGATTATTCAATATCAAATTGTACATTTTCTAAAGGATCAATATTTTCTTCCATTTTAAAAGGAAGAACACCTGGGGTCGAAATTAAATCAAAATTTTCAAATTTTATATTGGCCTCCTGCATAAAATGCAAAACACACATAGAAATATCTTCCAAAACTTTTGATTGCTTTTCATCCAACAGCACCTTTGTCTTGTAAGCTATCTCCTTTCCATCAGCTACGAACCGATGAAAATGAGGAGTTGGAACTTGTTGTTCCTCTATAGGAATAGGCAAATTGGAATTCCTATGAGAAGGTCCCGTAGAATCATATCTAAAAAAAGGTCTTTCACAAAAAGGAACACAGCGTAAAATGAATTTAAAATCTTTTTCTTCAGTTTCTTTTTGTTGTATGGTAAAAATTATATCATTTGGTAAGACATCGCTATAAGTAGGAGTATTTTTTTCTTTATAATCCGGTCTGCTATTTTTCTTTTCGTCAAGAACGATTTTGTTATTTAACAAAATTTTCTCTTCATCTATTAAGGAGCAATAGCTTTTATAATTATCTCTAACTTTAATATTGACTTTCATCTTTAGCTTATATAAACATTGTGTTTAAAATGGTTCTTATTTAGGAATAACTCTTATAAAATGATATGTAACAGTTCCATATTTTGTTAGAAGATAGTCATTTACATACATTCTTGCTTCAGAATTTAGTTTTTCTTGAGAGTTTGAATTAGACACAAATTCTAGATTCTGTATTTCTCCATTATATTCAAATATAGCTATATATTCTTTCATCATTATCCTATTTTATTTGATTTTTGCAAATTACATTTTTGACATAATAATTGAAGATTCTCCACTGTAGTCGCACCACCTTTGGAAAAGGGAATAATATGGTCAAGCTGCAGGTTTTCAGTAGAACCGCAATAAACACATTTTCCTCCATTCCTTCTCCAAACTACATCAACGACTTCTTTAGGTATAGGAGGTCGCTTATTTGCTTCCGGAAAGATTTCTCCCTCATCCATTAACTCTTGCAGTGCAGCCTTTTCTAAGTCTTGCTTTCGTTTCTTTGCAAGAAGCTTCTCTTTTATTTTATTTATTGCTCTCCTGTTTTCCAACTCATCAATCCATTTTTTATACTCCATAATACTAGATTCAGACGTATCAATATACAATAAATCAGATTCAGTATCAGAAAATAGCACTCCATGCATCTCCCATTCTTTAGCCATATAAGTCAAGACGCCTGAATATTCAGACTTTAGTGAAAAAGATTTTTGACCAATCGGCTTTAAAATGATGAAGTCTCCTGAGCTAATCAAGCATGTCTTATATCCTTCATATAAGATAGCGCGTATAGGAACATTTACATATATACATGTGCATTCTTCATCCGGAACAAAATGAAGATATTTCTTTCCGTTCAGATTTTTCCAGTTGAGCATATTTTTCTTATTTTGCCGACATACACATAAGTACTCGATATACGCCGTACACCTCTGACAAAGGAACGTCAAAGTCCGAGAATTTCGGGTCCGGGTTAACCGAATGGCATTTCACATAACCTTCCTTACCCTTGCATTCATGGAGTTCCTTTACTATAACCCCATTTGCAGTGTCCAAAACGTATGTTTTACCCCAGTCTATAAAAATATTGGGGTTTATCTTCTTTATCAAAATACGGGAACCTGAGGGGTATTCAGGTGCCATACTATCTCCATATACTGTAATGGCAAAGTCTACATCTTCAATGGGTGAAATTATAGCCTCACAATTTTGGAGCATTGCGCCTGGAGCCGCAAAACCCGTAAGCGTTCCTCCCATAGCTGACATGGGAAGAAGATATGTAGTGTAGCCTCCCATATCCCCTTTGTTTCGACTATCATTTATCGTACTTTCCAAAAAAGAAGATACAACAAATTTAGCCACGGACTCAGAACCGTATGCTTCTTCCAGCCTTTTTTTCTGTATCGGTTCTAAGTCTCTCATAGTCTTTTCCATTCCAGAGATATTTGACTGCTGACATTTTAGAATCTCTGCCAATTGCTTTTGAGTAAGATTAAAAGCCTGTCTAAATCCTTTCAAATCGTACATATCACTAATATATTAAGCCTATAATGATAATTAAAGTTAATATCAGTGATATTTATAGGCTAATATCATTGATATATCAGTGATGTTAGTATCTTTGCAACATCAAACAATAAACAACAGCACAAAGGAACGAAAAATAGTTCGGAAGTGCAAAAATATTGACTAACTAAAAAGAGGTAAGACAATGAAAAGATTCGATTTACGACAGATTATGAGAGATGCCCACAGAACTTACAAGTATGTAGGCAAGAAACAAGGCAAGACCTTCGGTGAAGTTCTGAAATCAACATGGAAACTGGCAAAACTGAATGTTACAATGCAGGAAGAGCTGGCAAGACAACAGGAAGAAAGAAATAACAAGGTGTTCACTCCGGTCAAAGCAGAAAAAGTCACTTTCAAAGCCGAATGGTCAGACTGCTACAACTCCAACAGCCGTGGATATTTAGGTTCCCAGTACTGCGGAGATTAATAAGGACATTAATCAGGATTATCCTGTCCGGTCTCGATACCGGAAACAATCCGTAAAAGGTATGGCAGGAACTACATGGAGTGATTGCCCTTAGCAATCCGTTCCAGAAAGCGATACTGGCGCTTACCCTCAATCCCAGCATAGAGGACGCGAGAACTAACGGTCGAAGCAAGCAGCCTGTAACAAGGTCGATGCAAGCAGCCGGGCGAAGTAAGGGCGATCATGCCCCGAACGGTTATGCAGTGAAGAACAGTAGCTGACAACTCCGGTGGGAAGACCAGAGAGAGGTTATCGGGGCACAAACTAATACACAATCAAATGAAAGCAATATCAATATTATGCGCAGTATCATACACGATACTCCTTATTACCATGTGCGATATGGGCGTATGGTTCTGGATAGCATCCACCGCCTTCGCGGTAACATCATTAGTGATAAGCAACGAACTTGACAATATTGAAAATCAAAAAAAATAAAGCTATGACAACAGTAGAAGAATTACAAAGCATGACACACGAAGACCTTGTAAGACGTGTGCAAGAACTGGAACAAGACCTTAAAGAAGTCAAGGAACAGAGCGACATGTGGCTCGATTCGTTCACCCGCCTACAGGCACGACACGAAAGCAGCATTAATGCTCTAGACAACATCGTTAAACTCGCTAAATTGAAGTAATATGGTAAAAGTAACAGAAAATTGGGCGGCCACATTGAGAGCGATGAAGGTAGGTGATATCGTTGTGTTCCCTGTGCGTGCGATATCTTCCGTCAACACAACCATTTCCAGACTAAGATTGGAGATGTGTGTAGAAAATGCCGATTGGAAACGAACAGGAGAGGTTGACCGCAAGCGCGGAGAGTTCAAAATCCAGCGTGTGTCATGATTACGCTATCAGAGCGCGAGCATCTTGTCGCCGAACAATATTGCAAGGGTTTGGCCGACAAGGAAGTAGCCGACAGTCTGCAACGCTCGGAATGGACCATCAAAGCACAGAAGCGGGATATATACAAAAAGCTGGGTATTTCCAAAGATACCGAGCTTGTATTATACATGTTCTGTGAGCGCATGAAGATCAACTTCGATATAAAAGAGATACGTAAACACGGGCTTGAGCTATTCTTCTCCATCCTGTTCCTTGTCATTGCCGCATTGGATTTTCATCCCGACATGAGACAATGCAGCAGAGCAAAGACAAGAACCACCCAAGTATCAAGAACAAGACGAACAAAAACAGATTCAGATTATGAACTATACAGTTAACAACCAACTACGGACATCCATCTTATTTGATGGAACGGCAGAAGCACGGCTAGCAGACATCCTAGCCATCATGGACACCCATACATTCGGTAAAAGAGAAGCGGCCAAAATAGTTGGAGGCATAGGAAGGCTTATCAGACTGATCGAAGAAAACAAAATACGTTCCGACAAGCCTACATGCGCACAAAACGGGAAATGGTTCTGCAATGCCAGTGATGTCCTGCGTTATGCACAGGTCAAAATGCCAAGGAAGCCTAGAAAATTAAAAAAGAAAGTGGCATAAGCCACACGGGTAATTAGCTTAATGGAAAAGCGGTATTCACTTTTTTCTTTACGTTCAGACGGTTTGTGATTGTTTTCAGGAGGAATACAGATACAGGTTCGAATCCTGTATTACCCACACCCAAAGAGAGGGAGCCGTACACCCTTATAAACGTAGCCATGTTAGAGACTTCAAGGCAGTGAAGCAGAGAGCAATTTGTTAGATAATAATTTAACCCAAAGCCGCTGGAAAGGACAGCGTGAGGTGAGAGCCCTCTTTATATGTTATATTCTATATCCTTATTTATCCCGGTGTGTCCTGGCCGACTATCCGGGAACTATTTTTTTTAACTCATTTATTAACCACTAAAAATTATTGATTATGGGACTTATCAAAAAACCTAACGAACTGACAGTTAAGAATGCCCTGTCGGCATTAATCTACGGACAACCTGGTATGGGAAAGACCACACTGGCGTTAAGCTCTCCCCAGCCACTACTCCTGGACTTTGACGGTGGCGTTCACCGTGTGAATGCAGCCCACCGTGTAGACACCGTACAAATTTCCAAATGGGAAGAGGTGGATGAAGTTCTTACGAGCGGAGAAATTGCCGAATACAAGACCATCGTTATTGATACGGCAGGAAAAATGTTATCCTTCATGGATAAATATATAATGAAAAACAATCCCAAAATGAAGAAAGCGGATGGCACACTGTCCCTGCAAGGATATGGAGTACGAAAGAATATGTTCATCAACTTCGTAAACCAAGTCACACTAATGGGTAAATCAGTAATATTCGTAGCCCATGAACGCGAGGAAAAGAACGGAGAAGACAAACAGATACGCCCGGAAATCGGAGGTTCTTCTGCCGGTGACCTGATTAAAGAACTTGATCTTGTAGGCTATATGGAAGCCATAGGTAAGGACAGAACCATCTCTTTTGATCCGTGCGAGAAATTCTACGGTAAGAATACCTGCAATCTTCCGGCACGCATAAAGATACCAGTTATCATTAATGCAGAAGGTACAATCACCGGACCGAACGACTTTATGACAAAGATTGTAAACACTTATCAGACCTATCAGGAAAAACAGGCAGAACTGTCCTCCGAATATGAAGGTCTTATGGAAGTTATCAAGGAACAGATAGCCATGGTAGCGGATGCGGACACGGCCAACGAAGTGAAACAATCACTGGAGAGCCTGCAGCATATCTTCGACAGCAAATTACAAGCAGGTATGCTACTGAATAAAAGATGCAAGGAATTAGGATTGAAATTCGACAAAGTCAAAAAAATATATGAAGCAGCCTAGTTATAGAATCTATCCCTCATTACTTGACAAATTCGACAAGTATCTGAGAGCTGATGAAGAAGTGGAAAACTTCTGGAACATTGATAATGAAACCGGAGAGTATAAACGCTCTCCGGAAGAAATCGAAGAGAGCCTGAAGCAAGACCTTCTGGATGCTATCAACCGTGTACCGTTTGAGAGTGAAGCAGCCGACAAGGGAACAGCCTTCAATGCTATCATTGACTGCTATGTCCATTGCGAAAATCACGTGCCGACAGAGCGTTCCCCCTACTCCATCATTGGCGATAAGGAAACCAATACCATACAAGTAGCTTTTCCAGCAACGGATATCGCACCTGCACGGCATTTCCTTTTTGACAGACAATGGTGTATAGAACAGGCAGAGTATTTCAAAGGCTCATTAAGTCAGGTCTATGTATCCGCCATTCTTCCTACCCAGTACGGAAATGTGGAGTTATACGGATTTATCGACGAACTCCGAAAGGATGTTGTTTATGACATAAAATCCACATCTAAATACGAGTTCGGCAAATACGCCCACGGGTGGCAGCGCCATGTCTACCCTTATTGCCTAATTGCTTCCGGTCAGATGGAAAGCATAAAGGCATTTGAGTTTACGGCTTATGCGCTGAAAGGCGGTACCAGCCGCACACCGCTTATCAGTGGTACGCAATATCCGGAATATTATACTTACAATCACGAACAGACAGTGAAACTGCTCACGGCACACGTAGAACATTTCATAGAGTTTTTGGAAGCTAATAGAGAATCTATCACGGACAAGAAGATTTTCGGACTGGAATAATGGCACAAGAAGCTATCCTTATAAAAGAAAAAGGTGTGGTAACACTGAACAAGTCCTTTGATTTCATGTGCTCGCAGCTCCGTAACGGTCGTTACAGGTTAATTATCGAACGTTACACAGAGCCGCGCACATTAAGTCAAAACGCCCTAATGTGGCTTTGGTTTACCTGTATCGAACAGGAAACAGGAACGGACAAACAGGACGTACACGATTATTACTGCAACCTATATCTACGAAGGACAACCATTATCAAAGGAAAAGAAACGGTCATAGCCGGAAGCACATCGAAACTGAACACACTGCAAATGACGGACTTTTTGAATAAGGTCAAAGCAGATGCAGCCACGGAACTGGGAATAACACTTCCCCTTCCGGAAGACCGTTATTATAACGAATTTGTCAACGAATATAAATATAGAAGATAATGAAGATCATAAAAGCTAAAATCACCAAGGACAGTACCTTGGTGGCCACCTACAAGGATGAGAATGGTACAACCACCGTAGAAGGCAAGAACCTGGTAACATCAGACCTTATCAATGCGTTCAGCAAGCTGAATCCCCACGCCGCTTTGCTTACAGAACAGAAAGAAGTGGACGGTATAGAATCAGTAGATGAAGTGCCTGATATCATAGGACAGGTGCTTGACGTTACAGGGTATTCCATTGGCGGAGATGGAGATAATGAAGGGGTTACTCTGATAGCCAAACGTTTTCTCAAAACAGGAAAAGTTCTGAACCTATGCGCTCCGTTCACCATGTTCAATAATGAGAATGAATCGTATATCAATGCCTTCGAGCTGGAGCAGGAAATCCAATCCTGTGAGTTCGAAGTCAAAGAGTATCTGTTCAACAAAAAATGGCGAATTGTACAACAGGAACTTCCGTTTGAGGAAGACACGGCGAACGCAGACGTACAACCGGACGCCATTCCAGAAGCCGGTCCAGACTTCAATCAAGAGGTTGCGGAATTCCAGCAGGCTATGAATGATGCAGGGGTTGACATAATAATGAACGGAAAGAAAATTAAATCACGTAAACCACGTAAAGTCAAACAACTTGCATCATGATACCGCCGTCCCCATTTTGCGTAACTACTACCCCCAACTGCTTCAAACTAGCCTTCCCATATCATCCAAGATTAGTGGAGCTAGTCAAACGGATTCCAAGTGTAAAACAGAATATCCGGGCAGCCTATATCGCTGACGAAAAAGCTTGGAAGGTATCTCTACAAGATAAGGAATACGTGAGGATGATGGCAGATTGGGCGGTACAGACAAAGATATGCAGCCGGGTACAGCACAAAGTGACAACAAGAGAGTATAATGACTATACTATTCCCGACCTTCCAAAACTTACGGTTCCACACGGATTGCTGTTGGAACCGTACGAATATCAGAAAGAAGGCATCGCTTATGCGCTACAGCACAAGCGGTGCATATTCGGGGACCAACCGGGACTGGGAAAGACATTACAGGCAATAGGCACGGTTACGATAGCAAAAGCGTATCCGTGCCTTGTCATTTGTCCGGCCGCATTGAAAATAAACTGGCAACGTGAATTTAAGAAATTTGCCGGAAAAAATGCCATGATTCTGGATGATCGCAATAAAGCCAGCTGGCACCGTTTCTTTGAGACTAAATGCTGCAACATATTCATAACAAATTATGAATCACTGAAAAAGTTTTTTGTACTTAAAGTAAAGGAGGATGCACGGTTTACCATGAAATCCATTGAGTTTGACCCGCGAATATCGTTATTCAAATCCGTAGTCATTGACGAATCACACAAGTGCAAATCCACCAAGACCCAGCAATCCAAGTTCGTAGAAGGAATATGTAAAGGCAAAGAATATATCTTGGAACTGACGGGAACCCCAGTAGTGAACAACAATACAGACCTTATACAACAACTCAAGATAATGGGACGATTAGAGGATTTCGGAGGATACAAGTGTTTCGTAGAGAGGTTCTGCGATGGACCTAAACAGTCAAGCAATGTGAAAGAACTGAACTGGAGGTTATCATCGACCTGCTTCTTCCGGCGCGAAAAGGCCAAGGTACTCACTCAGTTGCCGGACAAGTCACGCCAATATATAGAGGTGGACATATCCAATCGCAAAGAATACGACAAAGCGGAAGCCGACCTGATACAGTATCTCCGGACTTACAAGAATGCGGACGATGAAAAGGTGGCCAAGGCATTAAGAGGCGAGGTAATGGTGAAAATGGGAATATTGAAAGCCATATCAGCCAGGGGAAAAATCAAAATCTTTTCCGAATTCATCCATGACGTGATTGACGGAGGTGAGAAACTGATAGTCTTTGCTTACCTGAAAGAAGTAGTACAGGAACTAAAGAAGATATTCCCTGAAGCTGTCACCGTTACAGGCGAAGACAATGCTACTCAAAAACAGACAGCGGTAGACCGCTTCCAAAACGACCCTTCTTGCAAGCTGATCATCCTTAACTACAAATCAGGAGGTACAGGTCTTACATTGACAGCTTCCAGCCGTGTGGCGTTTATCGAGTTCCCATGGACTTTCTCCGATTGTGAGCAGGCAGAAGACCGAGCGCATCGGAACGGACAGAAGAACAACGTAAACTGTTACTACTATCTTGGAAAGGATACTATCGACAAATATATGTATGATGTCATTCAGGCCAAAAAAGGAATAGCCAACGGAGTGACAGGGACGGATGATGTGGTTAAGGAGAATGTGGTAGATATGGCAATGAACCTATTCAACGGAAGAATATGAGAAAACAGACAACACCATTATCAGAAAGCCAAATACAACATGATTGTTTGGTATGGTTCCGGTTACAATATCCCAAACTGGCACGTATGCTTTTTGCAGTGCCTAACGGTGGCAAACGTGATGCCAAGACAGGAGCACGGATGAAGTATGAAGGAGCAGTGAGAGGTGTGGCAGATTTGATCCTGCTCATACCCAAAAAGGGATGGGCTTCCCTCTGCATAGAGATGAAGACACCGAAGGGTACACAGAGCGAGCACCAACGAACGTGGCAGACAGAAGCAGAGAGATACCAAAACAAGTATGTTATCTGCCATTCACTACAGGAGTTCATAAACGAAGTAAATTCTTACCTACAATGACTTATATAGATTACGTAAACCAATTTTGGAAGACACATCAGAGTGTAGCATTTTCCTCGAACGAAGTTTATTTGTACTTCTTCCTTTTGAACGAGTGCAATAGTCGGGGTTGGGAGAATCCGTTTGAGTGTCCCAACAGACGAATCGTCCTCGCAACCGGTATATCAGAACCAACCGTAATTGAAGTCAGGAACAGATTACAGCAAAAAGGTTTACTACAGTTTGAGTCAGGTAAGAAAAATGCGAAATCGCCCGTTTATTACTTAAATGATTTAAGTAAACCCTTAAGTAAACTCTTAAGTAATGACTTAAGTAAACCTTTAAGTAAAAAGGCTAACATTAATATAAGACTTAAGAGTAAAGATAATAATAACTCTAGCGAGTTATTTAAGCCCGAGCAGGAAAAACCTAAAAAGAAGCCTTCAAAACCAAAAACCGAATTTATAGCCCCTACCCTGGAACAGGTGAAAGATTACTTCCGTGACAAGCTCCCGGACTGGGAGCAGCAGGCGGAGATATTCTTCTACCACTTCGATGCGCTAAGCTGGAAAAACACCAACGGGGCTAAAATTGAACGATGGGACAGCCGGGCTAACCTTTGGATAATCGAAAAAAGACTTCAAAATGGAAACAAGCCTACAAAAACAGATCACTGTGATAATGTCCCCAGGACAGATACCTCAATCCAGGAAAAAGCCGGAGACACTGACACCGCTCCAGCAGACCTTGAGAAATGGATCAACAGCCTCCCAATTGGTTGACAACTGGTCCGGCACGCAAGCCCAGCTGAATTGTAACCTGACATTAGCACAAGCAATCAGGATTGAGGGTATTCCCACCCTTGCGGACATCAATGTTGTCTTCGGCAACGCCACATCAGTCAGGATTATCACAGAGCACCTGCAATCAATCCTCCGATACGCAGGCATTGATATCGCACCTCAACAACTTGCCGAAACGGCGCTAAGCATATTGGCCAGCTATTATTTTCTCAATCTAGCCGAGCTTTGCATATTCTTCACACAGCTTAAAAACGGGAGCCGTGGACAGTTCGTCTGGGGAAACAGGATAAACAACCAGTCCATTATGGTAGCCCTATCGGACTTTTGCAGGGATAGAAGAGACGAGCACGTCAAACTGTCCAATGAAACCGCCATGAAACAATCCCAAAAAGGTTTCACCCGGATAGAAGATGCAGCGTGCGCCATGATTGAGGGAGTAAAAAACATTCAGGAGCTCAAAGAAAAGGCTAAAAACGATTTCAGCGCCTTCACAGAACTTTTTCCTAACGTTCCCAATAACCATACTGCCTACACCTATTGGAAGGCATACGGGGGAAATGAGGATGCAATACGGGCTATATACGGAGATAATGCACCACCCCCCAACATTGCGAGTGATGATATCGGCAGGTTTCTCTGTGATTATAATATCAGAATCAATCGAAAATAACTAATATAATCAACCACTTCAAAATCAAATTTATCATGGCAAAGAATGACAGTTTCAAACAGGCAATCAAAGCCTATCTGGACAAACGGGCGGAAGAAGATTCACTGTTCGCCCCCAAATATGCGAATGAGAAGAAAAGTATTGATGAATGCTGTAGTTATATCATGGGTGAAGCCAGGAAGCGTGGTAACGCCATAGCGATTTCAGACGAGGAGGTCTACGGGATGGCAGTGCACTACTATGATGAGGACGATATCAAAATAAACCGGCTGCCTGCCGGAGAGAAAGCGTCCGTATCATCCCCCGCCAAACCTGTGGAACTCACCGAGGAAGATAAGAAAGCGGCACGTGACAGAGCAATCGCACGGCTAGCGGAAGAACAATACCAGACACTCAGGAAGAAAAACGTCCGAAAGAAAGCGGATGATAATGTACAACAAATGAGCTTGTTCTAATCATGAAACCGAGAACGAAACTTGAGAAACGTGTAACCGGACTGAGCAGCAAACTGTCCGCCGTTACCGAAGTACAAAAAGAATGGGCGAAAGAACATATATTCACCCACGAAGCATATAGGTGCAAGGATGAGCTATGGTGTTCCGAGTGCGGCGGAACATGGATAGACACAAGCAATAGCGAGCTGGGGACTACCCTGCTCAGTGATACGACCGAATGCCCGTACTGCCACCACAAACTGGACGTAAAGATCAGCCGGAAACGAAAAGTCGAGGAAGAAAAGTACATGTCCATCTTACAGACCGCCGGAGAGTTCCAGATCATAAGGCATATACTATGCTGCAAGTACGTCAGAAAAAGGAATTTTGATTTGAACAGCAGACAGGATTATATTCACTATGCTTTCTTTGAAGTGGTTCAGGAATGGATCACCGTCGAGGGGAAACGCACCATCATGGCAAAACCGATGAATATGGGAAGCAGCGGATGGATATATTCGGAACCACTGAGCATAAAGGGTGAATACGGCAGTTACAGCTGGAATTATCGTGGAGACCTATATGCGATATGGGGATGGATATATCCAAGAAAGAAACTAATCCCGGAATTGAGAAAGCGGGGAATCGGGAAACGGTTCCCCGATGTACCCCCCTCAAAACTTGTACGAGACCTTCTGAAAGGTGGCAATGATGCGGAATTATGTATCAAGACCGGACAGACGGATATGTTAAAGCACATGTACAAAACGGGCTATTACCAACTCCGATATAAACCGTCCTTCAACATCTGCAACCGCAACCGTTATACAATCAGAGATGCAAGCATGTGGAATGACTATATAAGCCTGCTGTCCTATTTCCACAAGGATCTGCATAACGCCAAATACGTATGTCCCAAAAATTTAAAAGCCGAGCACGACAGATTACTAAGAAAGAAAAATGAAATTGAGGCAAGGCAAAGAAGGGAAAGGGACAGAATAAAGGCTATCCAAAAAGAAAAGCAGCTCAAGGAGGATATAGCATCATTCTACAACCGGATGGAAAGATTCTTCGGCATGGAAATCAAAGGCGACGGCATAGTCATCCGTCCGCTTGAAAGCGTAACCCAGTTCTACAAGGAGGGCAAAGCCATGCACCATTGTGTATACGCCAACAGGTATTACAGACGCAGTGAATGCCTGATCATGACAGCCATAGTCGGAGAAAAACATGTGGAAACCATCGAAGTGAATCTTAAATCTTTTCAGATAGTACAGTCAAGAGCCGTATGCAACGGAACATCGGAGTATCATGACTGCATTATCCGGCTGGTGGAGAAGAACATGAGTCTGATCAAAAAACTTACTGCATGAACATCTATCACACAGAACCCAGATTCGACTGCGAGAAATTCGCTCCATGCGGGCGCATCTCCCTGCACAAATGCCGGAAGTACAAAGGCAGACTGGATGAATGCAGGGGATGTACGCTTGTACACCGTAAAGCCAAGACGGTTGCCGGTACGGAAGCCGGAAGAAAGGTTTGTCCGCATTGCGGACGTTCCCTTCCGCTCCACCGGTTTTATAACAGGACTGTCAGATGTGGGGATAAGGAATACCGATGTCTCACCTCCTGGTGCAAGATGTGTATGAGTGAAGTCGCAGCGGAAAGAAATCGTAATAATTAATTTAAAAATCCAATGAAAAACGTAACGAAAATAGCCAAGAAGTCCGCAGGGCTTAGCCAAAAATGCTCGATTTGCCCACTTATGCAAAGATGCACTTTAGAAATCCATAGAGCCTGTTTTGACAGCTTTGTAGAGGGTTTCAAGAAAGGGGCCAGAGCTGCTGAAAAAGAAATAAACAAGAAATTCAAATCGGAACAGATATGAAACAGACAACCACGTCCGAATTTAAATATTGGCTCCGGATACATGGCATCCAATTAAAATGGTTGGGTACTGGTACCAAAAACAATCCAATCAAGATTAAATCAAAAAAAAGAAATAAATAACCATGAATAGTGACAGACAGAAGATATTAACTGATTATATTTCTTACATATACACGACAGGAAGGACTTATGATACTGTCGGGAAATATATCAAGCATGTCACGGATTTTTTAGAAATGGCCAAAGAAGTGAACCGCCGTGGCTATTTGAATTATAAACGTGAAAATGCTGATGTCATGGTGCGTCATTCGCTAATGTGTTCAGCTATATGCGATCTATTATCCTATCTCAACATCGGATATGGAAAAAGGGAAAAGGCGGTGAAACCTTTGGAAAAACTTGATGTCATTTCGGATAAGAACAAGAAACAACTTAATGATTTCATTGTGTGGCTGACCGACAACAATGATTACTCTTCTCATACAGTTGATATATATTACACATCAATGAAGAAGTATTTCGAGTATGCCAATGAGGTAAACATGGATAATTGCAGGAGGTTTATAAAAAGTCTCGAAGAAGAAAAATTATCTCCCGCTACCATCCGGTTACGTATTACAGCCATTGAAAAGTTCTCTAAATGGATGAAAAAGCCGATAGAATTAAAGAGACCTAAAATGAAACGTAAGCTGGATATTTCTAATGTTCCTACCGAGAATGAATATAATCGGTTACTGGAGTATCTGAAAACAAAACTCAACAAGGATTACTATTTCTTCATCAAGGTATTGGGTACTACAGGAGCCCGGCTCTCGGAGTTTCAGCAATTCACATGGGAGGATATAGCAATTGGCGAGGTTGTTTTGAAAGGGAAAGGAAACAAGTATCGGCGTTTCTTTTTCCAGAAGCAATTACAACAGGAGGTGAAGGACTATATAAAGGAGACAGGCAAGTCCGGTACTCTTGCTGTCGGGAGATACGGACCGTTGACTCAGAGAGGTTTTTCACAACACCTGAAAGCATGGGGTAAACATTGTGGTATCGATTCAAAAAAAATGCACGCGCATGCCTTCCGACATTTTTTCGCTAAAATGTTCCTGAAAAAAAACAAAGATGTTATTCAACTGGCCGATCTTCTCGGTCATGGAAGTGTAGACACAACAAGAATTTATTTACAGAAAAGTTATGACGAACAAAAAAAAGATTTTAATCGAAACGTTACATGGTAGTGTTGCGCAGCTCAATGAACTGTCATCCATGACCGAAGGGATAGACATCTATGACGATACCGGGCATGTTGACACCGATTTCTTGATCGAAGCGATATCTTGCGTCAGTGCCTTCATGGACGCAAGCAACATAGTTGTAGAAAAAATATCTTCACTGTTAGCGCCGGATGTTCCGATAGCTGAAAAGAAAAAGCAGGCTGACGAAGGCAAAAAATGGAGTGTGGAAGAGATATTGAAACATTGTACTCTTGAGGACGGTGTTCTGAAACTTCCTCAAGTTCAATTTAACAAAAAGTCTTATGCTGAAGCAAAGAAGTGGATAGAAGAAGCCGGCGGCTCATGGCAAGGTGGAAAGGTACAAGGTTTCACATTCCCGTTTAATCCGAAACGTGTGTTTTCCGTTTTGAAAGAGGGTAAACGGTGCAACCTACAGCAGGATTACCAGTTTTTTGAAACTCCGTCCGATGTTGCCGACTGGCTGGTTATGCTTGCCGGAGGAATACATGAAAATGATACGGTATTGGAGCCGAGTGCCGGCCGCGGTGCTCTCATTAAAGCCATTCATAGGGCTTGTCCTTCCGTAACAGTGGAATGCTATGAACTGATGCCGGAAAACAGAGAGTTTTTGCATTCGTTGGAAAATGTGATACTCCTTGATGAAGACTTTACGAAAGACAGTGTAGGGCATTACACTAAGATTATTGCAAATCCTCCGTTTTCCGGTAATCAGGATATAGAGCATGTCAGGCTTATGTATGATCGATTGGAAGAAGGCGGCACGCTTGCAGCAATAACTAGCCAACACTGGAAATTCGCTTCGGAAAAGAAATGTATTGATTTCCGCAACTGGCTGAAAGAAGTACATGGAGAAGTTTTTGAAATTGGAGCTGGCGAGTTTAAAGAGAGTGGAACTACTGTTAGCACTATGGCGGTTGTAATAAAGAAATAATTCAAAAAAAAATTAGTATGTTGACAATAGAAATACCAAAATCAAATAGAAGAAAATCCGAGGAAGACGAACTTGCATCTTTCATCCTCTCGGAAATCAAAAAGAAAGGCGAATGTGTTTACTTTCATTATGGCGTAGGATGGGGAAATAACTGGCCTCATTGTTGGGCAAAAAATACTGGAAGTGACGCTAAAGACAGACACCAAATTTCGGAGTTGGCGCACGATAATGTCATAAGAGCATTTATAGACAAGGGCTATTCTGTCGAGTATAGAAGTGAAATAGCCGCTGGAAGATATGTGATTATTAGAGGATGAATTACAATGGAAACGAAAGTAACTAAAGATGGCTTTGTTTGGTTGGTAGTACCAGACAATTATGCAATGGAGATGTGGAAAGCCAACCTCGCCACATTGTATGTACTGCATAATGATGACAGTGAAACAATGGTAGAAACGGATCTGCAAATGGCTGATGCTATACATGACGGAGAGCGAATTGGCATTGAGGTTGGATTCATCAAAGGCCTGCTCCCGGCCTGTCCCCAATGCGGCAGTAGGCTGGTGCCAAGTAGAAACCCTGAATATGAATGGGAGTGTTTAGAGTGTGATGAAGATTTTAAAACGTGTGAGTTATGATACAACAAGAACTGAATAACATATCAACCTACGTGGTTGGCGATTTTATTATTAAAGTGATAGATGCTCATAATGTAAGAATAACAACAGATAGAGGAACTGTGTTGGTTTGCCCTAGATCGGACAACTCTATAATTGTAAAATCATCAAAAGCATTAGAGAATGAAAGCAAGGATTTGAAAATTTATAAGGAGGAACCAAAATGATAGCAAATAATACAACCCTATCTGATTTTAAGAAAATATCCGGCATGAATGGACGAATTTACAATTTTTGTTCGCAAGCCGGAATTGACAGTCTTCTGGTTGCCAACAATAAGATTGCTCTTTATAGTTGTTATGCCGGCTTAATGCCCAAACAGATCATTCCTGAGAGTGTTTCCGATGTGGATGCTTTCGCCTCTATGTTCAAGTACAAAAACAGCTCTATCTGTTGTAAAGTGGACAGTCTGTGCGGCGGTAAAGGCTTCGCCGTTGTGGATGACAAGAAGTGCAATGATACCTCTCTATTCAACAAGTTCGGAGAAAACAGATACATATCCTTGCTTGATTTGAAATCCATCGTTGACAATGGTAAAAATAAGGTTATCCTTCAGCAGAGAATCGAAGGACTGGATTACACCGTTAGTGCGCTTGCAGACAAAGGAGTAGTTACTCATATCTGCGGTTATGTTGGCTACATGATGGCTTTCGGCTCCATTATGTATGGAGAAATCCAGTCCAACGACATGGCGTATGATATTGTCAGCAAGATTGTGAGAGAACTTGAACTTGATGGTAATGTGGCTTTTGACTTCATTCTGAAGAAGGGCGGCAAGGTGGTACTGCTTGAAATAAACCCGCGTATCAATGCCTCTCTCCCGTTTGTACGTCATGCAGGTTGCAATATGGTTTATTTGCGATGCAAACAATTACTTGGTTATGAAATTCCATCCACATATGAACTAAATTATGGATTAAAGATGAAAAAGTTCTATGATACCCGGTATTACGTTTAACATATACGTCATGTCATATCAGCGACCTCATAAAATAATGACTAAGAATTGCCTTGAATACTGTACTTATGTCGTTAGGGAAGAAGAAGCTGATGCTTATAGAAATGCCGGCATAGATGATATGCTTGTCATTCCTAAGGATGCCACGCTTGAATGTGGCGGCAAGGTACATAGTTTCATGTCAACGCTATATTGGATAATTGAAAACACACCGGAGGATGTGATATTTGTTGCCGATGATGATATAAAGCGTTTCTGTTATCGACTTGACAATTATACTGCCATCACAGCAGAAAACTACCCTGACTGGAAAGAACGCACATGTGATGAAATACTCCGTATCGGCCAGCTACTTTACGATTTAAATCTTGGGCTTGCTTTTGATAATCCACAAATGGCTTTGTATGTGTATGACAAGGAATTTTGTTTTAAGGGAATGCCCGGTCATGTAAGATGGATAAACAAGAAAGCACTCAAGGCCAGATATGATCTGAAAGACCCGGCGATATCCGATGTTGATATGATGTTACAGGAACTGCTTATGAACAGAGTTGTACTCCTGCCTAAATATTTTCACAGCTACGGTATCCAAGCTTCCAATGAAGGAGGAACCACCATTGATTCCAGAAAGAACTACGAATATAGATGTGCAATGAAAAATAAATGGGGAAAGTATTATGAATTTGACTTTAGAAAAAATACAGCAAAGATTAATGTCAAGCGATGATTTGAAAACACCTCTATACATTGCAGACAAAAATGACTTCAAACGGAATATCACCGATTTTGTAGCCGCTTTCAGAAAATACTACCCAAACTATAATATCGGGTACAGTTTCAAGACGAATTACTGCAAAGAATTCATCAATGTGGTAAAAGAAATCGGTGGATATGCAGAAGTTGTTTCTCCCAAAGAGTATCAGCTTGCACGGAACTATGGATTTGATGATAGCCGGATTATATACAATGGAGTTATCCCTGATTTGGGCAATAAAATACGATGTGCTAATCATGGTGGAATAGTGAACGTTGATAATGTAGGTGAGCTTGGTTCACTTATCGGAATATACACCTCACCGCTTGCAATTGGAGTGCGTCTAAATTTTGATATTGGGAATGGCATAGTTTCAAGATTTGGAATTGATGTTGATAGCAAAAGTTATCAAGAAATCATAGAACTACAACGAAGAGGATTGATAAAAGTCAAATGTGTTCATTGTCATATTTCTTATGCTCGTGGACTGTCATATTTCAAGAAGCGTACCGAAATGATGGCTCGATATGCAAAAGAACTTGGAGCCAATATAGTTGATATTGGCGGCAACATGTTCGGTCGCATGGATGACAGTTTAAAAGCTCAATATGGAGAATATATACCATTGTATGAGGAGTATGCCAAAACTATTGGTGAAGTCTTTGCAAGAGAGTTCCCGGATGGAGAAGTGCAGCTTATCACCGAGAATGGCACACCGATAGTTTCCACTTCCATGTCTCTACTTGCAACCATTATCGGCAAGAAAGTTATCAGAGGAAAAACAATGCTTGTTGTGGATTGCAAGCGTGATGATGTCGGTTTTGTCTGCCATACGAAAAATCCACCTTGCAATGTGCTTTCAAACGATAGTGATTACGTCGAACACGCTACCATTTACGGATGTACCTGTATTGAGAATGATATTATCCATCGTGATTATTCCGGTCCAACTAATATTGGTGATAAGATTCTTATTTCTAATGTTGGAGCTTATGGTTGTAATGTTGCCAATGACTTTATAACACATAAACCAAAATGTATTTGCATTGATGATATATAAGCCGTTAATCATTGTTTAACTCATTGTTAATCAGATATTTAAATTTTAATATCTCACTATAAATCAGTATCTTAGCATTATAAAAGAAAAGCAAAGTAATAATTTAAAATAAGAGATAGACAATGAAAGCAACAAAGTACATTAATTCAAAAGGTTTGCCAAAAGGTGCATTTATTTACAGAATAAAGAAAGATGGAACGAAATCTGCTCGCCCTATATTTCATCAGTTTTGTGGAACTGAAAAAACGGCAGAGGAAATGATAGCAAGATTGATTAAATTGAATCCAAATTCAAAATTTGAAATCGCATAATAGATTGAGATATGGCAAATGCACTATACACAAAAAACGGTCACAATATGTTTGAGGTTTCATCCCTCATTCAGAAGGCAATACGCAGGAGCAACAAAGACTATGCCTGCTATGCTGCTAACGAGTTGGCACCACGATTTAGAAAATATCTGTGGAAGCGATTACTCTGTGTTTCAGCAGAGGATTGTTATGACCTTGTTACGAATAAGATTGTAGCACTCAAACAGGCTGATGACGCACAAAGCTGGCAGGACAAATCACCTCTATTCATTGAAAAGGCTCTCGGCATTCTTCTTGCCACAAGAAAGAATCGTGATGCTGATTATTTCGCCTGTAACCTGCTTAATTCAAGAGACAGGATAGAATTGCCAAAGGATGAATATGTCGGAAGTAATGCCGGATGTTACACCAAAAATGGGCATGACATGTTTTTAGTTGCCGGATTATTGGAACGTGCTATAATCGGCAAAGACGATATCAGAGCCGGTTATCTGACCAATGAATTAATGGTAAGGTATCGGGAGTTCCTTTGGAAACGGCTTATTATGATAGCAGGTAATCTCAACTATCAGGCTATTACCACTGAAATTGTCGCATTGAAGAAAGCAGACGATATGCAACCCGGTAGTTCACCTAAATCATCCATTTTCGTAGCAAAGGCTGTTACCGTACTTCTGAAAGTTGTAAAATACGGATATTGCGGTTTCTATGCAAATGATTTTCCTTATCCTACCACATGTTTGAAAGACTATGACAACAGATACATGTCAATACCTGATTATGTATTTGACTGCCATACCCATAAAGGGAAGCAAAGAGGAAAGACCAAAAAAGAATTTATCATTGCCGAACAATCCGCATTAACCCCTTACAAAGAAGGTGAATACGACCAATGTGGTTGGGACAGATTTTTCTATCTGGAGAAGAACGGATTCTATGACAAGGATCATATAACTCCGAGGCCAGATGAGAAAAAAATGAAAGAGATTGAGGACGGATGCGTACAGCAGTCCTTGTTTGATTGAATGTTTTAATTGATAACTAGTGTATATCCGATGCGTCTTTGGTGAAAAGCCGAAGACGCATCGGCATGTAAAGTTATAAAATTATGGGAAAGAAGGAAAGACAAGAATTGTTTTTGAAACATTTCCGTGAAAGTCATGGAATTGTTTCGTATGCCTGCCAGAAAGTAGGTATAACGAGAGCCTGTTATTACAAATGGCGGGACAGTGACCTTAAGTTCAAGGAACGTGCTGAGGAAGTAGAAGAAGAAACCATTGATGTAGTCGAATCTAAATTGCTTTCCGCAATCAATAATGATGATTTAACTGCGATAATCTTTTATCTGAAAACAAAGGGTAAGAAACGTGGTTATGTTGAGCGTGTCGAACAGGATGTCAATGTCAATCCATTCGAAAGTTTGATAAAAGAATTGCCGGACAAAATAGAAGAATAATGGATCTGAGCGATAAGGCAGCCTTGTATATGCAGGCGTGGAGAGACGATTGGTGCAAGTTCTGTTCCGATGTGCTGAAAGCGCGTTTGGATAAAGAACAGCAGGATATTATTCACTCGGTTCAATACAACCGAATGACCGCTGTAGCCTCCGGAACTGCCCGTGGCAAGGATTTCTGTGCCGCTTGTGCCGCTATGTGCTTTATGTATCTTACTCCACGCTGGGTTAACGGAAGATTGGTAAAGAATACCAAAATTGCAATGACAGCTCCGTCCGGTCGCCAAGTAAAAGATATTATGATACCGGAAGTTTCCAGGCTATTCCGGAATGCTGGTTTCCTACCTGGACGTTTATTGTCTTCAGGAATCAGAACCAACTACGAAGAATGGTTTCTAACGGGCTTCAAGAGTTCTGACGACAATATGGAAGCATGGTCTGGATTCCATGCCGTAAACACATTGTTTGTTGTTACGGAAGCCTCCGGTATATCAGAAGTTATCTACAATGCCATCGAAGGTAATTTGCAGGGAAATTCCCGTTTGCTAATAGTGTTCAACCCTAACGTGACCACAGGATATGCTGCACGTGCCATGAAGTCTGACCGTTTTGCCAAATTCAGGTTAAGTTCCCTTAATGCTGAGAATGTTGTAAGCAAGAAAATAGTTATTCCTGGTCAAGTTGATTATGAATGGGTGAAAGACAAAGTGGAAAACTGGTGCTCACCTATCCAGCAAGCTGACTTCAACGAAGGTGAAGGGGACTTCAAATGGGAAGACGGTCTATATCGGCCGAATGACTTGTTCCGTGTGAAAGTGCTCGGTATGTTCCCTAAAGTGGCGGAAGATGTGCTTATCCCCTACGAATGGATTGAAATCGCCAACGAGAATTGGAGGAAACTGCAAGAAAATGATTTTGTTCCAAAGAAAAGCTGCAAGCTTGGTGTCGATGTTGCCGGCATGGGACGTGACGACAGTGTGCTGTGTCTAAGATATGGCAACTATGTCAGTGAGTTTGAAGCGCACCAGTCTGCTGGAACGGCAGACCATATGCACGTAGCCGGAATGATAACCAGATATCTTGACAAGAAGGGTGCGAAAGCATTTATTGATACTATCGGCGAAGGAGCAGGAGTGTTATCTCGGTTG